CAGTTGTCCCTCTACCAAATGGTCGTTCTATTCCTGTAGAAATGAAAGGCGGAGGCGGCTCTACTTTCAACATCAATGTAAATGCCAGTGGCATCACCGACCGCACCGATAAGCGACAACTGGCACGAGAGATTGGTAACATGATTCAACAGGAGATGTCACGTAGTATTGGTGGTACAACCATGCGAGGTCGATACGGATGAGCACTGGACACTCCACTACACCTGTGCGTCTGATAAGTCAAAACGGACGGTTCTATGAGTTGGCCTGCACCAGTGTGTCGATTGACATAGATAGGAAGGTTATGGCAATACCTCTCCCCGCTTCGGGTTCTACGAGGGTCACTGCTGACTTGAATCTTACCAACAGCATCATTACGCTTGAGGGCGTAATAACAGACGGTGACGCTGTACTGTCATCGACAGGTCAAGCAGCGAATGCTATCATTGATTTTAGTGCTGTAGCCGGCACTACGGATTTAAATCATTCCACGCAATTTGTTTCTTCAATAGTGCCTTTTTCAGCCTCACAAGGGGCATACAATAATTTGGATGGGAGTGTATTGAATAACGATACTTTTGCTGATTTTAATCGCATACAGTTTTGGAGAGGCACAGTAACAGGGGGAGAGAAAGATATTTTTACAGTATTTTTAGGTGTAAACAACGCTGCCGCAGGGTTTGATACTACTTCGTCATCTGATGAGTATATATTGTCTTATCACAACGGTACTTCGGCAAAAACTGCGGCTGAAATGGCAACGGGTCTACACAACCTAATTACGAGCGAGATTCCAACATTAAATTCACAAATTATCAGTGGTAGAAATGGCGCAAATATGGCTGTTGAAATTACGTTTACAAATGTACCTACAGGTTCTACATTTACAAATGACATGTATTATCCTCACGCAACAATGGCAGGTATTGAACCAAGAATGACAACGATGAATAAAGGAATCGAAGCCACCTCTACAGCAAATTTGAGTGCAGGTGATATTGTACAACAACTCTATGCTATTCTTTCAAATTCTCAAAACAGGTGGAAAGACAGTAATCATTCAAATTCACACTACATTATAGGTCTACAATTACCCTATCTTTCTTCTATTGATGTTCCAACTGGTGAAAAACATTTATCGAGAGTAATGTATTCATCTGCTGGATTTGGTACAGGTGAATTTGGTGCTAAGAATACAAACTTTGCAAAGTTTGCCCGTACAGCCGGAACTGATTTTGATATTACTGATAGTGGAGTAACGTTTACTGGAATGAAAGTTGCTGTTGATAAAGCAACGTTTGTACAAGTTGGTGGTGAACCAAACGTCTATTCATTCACTATTCTTTTGGTCGCAACAAACATGATTTTGTAGGTGTTGTTATGGTCGCAATTGGAAGAACAAGTCATGCTTTCTTTTTCGATGGTGTGTCTGATTCAATTGTTATTCCTCAAAGTCGTTTTGCAAGCACAGGTGTACATCGAGGTAGTGTGAAAACTCCTATTTCAACACTGGGTGAGCAAGAACTTGAAAGTTCAATAGCCGCAACTGAATTTTCCGATTTTGTAATCGAAGCATGGGTTATACCTGATTGTGGTGGAATAGTTGTCGAGCGAGAAAATCAATTTCGCATTACTCTTGGCACAGTAGATACTGCGGGTCCAGCGATATTTGAATTAATGATGCAAACACCTTCGGGTGACAAAAGCATGTTCATCAAAAGTGCAACTGAAACTGCAACACGATACGACGGTATTGTATTCCCTTCACAGGAATTTGGCGGTATACACGATACGTACAACCGTTTCGACACGAGTACATATGGTGAAGCCACCAGTTTGAATTTTAAGCATCGACCGTTGTATCATGTTGTCTGTTCGTACAAGAACAATCTTATGGAGATGCATGTTAATGGTGAACGTATTGCGTTTGAAGAATTTCCAGAATCGTTTCGTCCAAAACCTGTGGATGGTCACATTTACGTCGGTGGTAAGGGAGGACAATTTCGTGGAGCAATAGAAGCATTGCATTTTTCAGATAGTGCGGGTGTAAACGTTTTTGCACCTGAAATGCCTACAATGACAGATGCTACAACGGGTATGTACAGGTTTGAAGAACCGCTTGATATTGTTGAAACAATTTACACGATGAATGCGGTGACAGCCGCAACTGATGGAAGCACGACGACGTTTACAATTGCAACAGCCGACGCTCAAAGTTTAATTGCTAAACTAACAGGTAAAGCATATGATAACAGTAGCCCAGTTACCGATTTTACTGTATCACCATACAGCATGGGTAAGTACAAAGTCAATGATTTGTATACCACACCTGCATCTCCAACGACACTTTCTGTAGCACACACGCCCTACAACCTGCTCATCAACGCAGGGGCTATCAATCAAAACACATTCAAGCCTAATCAAAAACCACCTGAACGAGTACGATTGCATTCAATTGACGGAAGCAACGGTACAGTCACCATATCAAGCATACACGTTGATTTTGTAAATGGGACGAATGGGCTACGAGGTTTATTGCACTCAAGAACGGCTGACGTGGACAATTACTTCGTTGTTGTCAATGCCGACTTATTGATTGATAATGGGACGGGACGACCGTATCAACCTCCGCACTATGGTTCGCAAATTTTTGACCGTACAGGCCAAATGGTATTGGACGAAAGTGAGCATGAAAACCACGGTTTAGTCTACTCTTCTCGTATGGCAATATCCAGTATAGACACAAACAATCCTTTTGCCGTTACGTGGCCTTCGCATCTTGATGAACTGTTTCAGGTAGGACACAGTGGGCGACATGCGTTGTCGCACATTGTCGGTCATGAGTACATGCGAAAATTACCAAAACCATCAGAAATGAGTGTAGACCAACTTATGGATGGTAGTGCTGATGTAGTATCGCTATCTTTCGATTCAAGTCAATCTAACCTTCGTAACGCTATTACAATGAACAGTAAAGTAGACACTTTTACTGGAAATTTTGTTGGTAAAGTATTGGATTTTGTCAATTCAAGCCCTGTTCAATCTATAGTCAATAATGGCTTACCTGTAAGTAAGAAAGAACTTATCGCTATCGGTGGTGCTACGTTTGATGTACAGCCTTTTTTCTTGAAAGGCCCCGTCCCTTTATTGTACGATGATGCTGATGCACGATTATACCACTTACGACCTGAAAAAGAATCTCGCATTGCGTTACTCAAAGTACCTGCATTGCAGTCTTCTCACAATCTTGCACCGTTTGTCGAAATTCACTACAATGCAATTGACTTAACAGGTGCAAGCATGGGGATTAGTGGTCCAATGCTCATGGTTGAAAAAACTGTACCAGCAGGGTCTTTTGACTTAGGTGGTGGTACTCGTGTCATTGATGTGATTACCAGTGACCTTGCAAACACAGTGCTCTTTTCACCCGGTGGCTACATTGATGTGAGTGCTACAGACACCACACTAAGCACAGCACTACAAAACCCACATTCACTACTGGGCGACAGCACAGGTGGGGAGGAAAATGATGCCGAACTTGATTTTTCTACTTGTCCTGTCAATTACACCCCTGTAAACGATACCACTGCTACCCCTGCATCAGCACCGAAGGTTGTCAATAAATCACACAATAACGCTGTACATGAATCCGTTTATCATAAAATTTTATTGAATCCAAGCACAGGTTTGGAAAACAATACTGTTACAAACGGTGTATTACAACCAATCGCTGATAAAACAAGCACTGGAGAATTTGATATTTCACCAATGAATTTGAAAAGTCATACCTTTGAAATGTTTGATGTTATTGACAATGCTCTTACATTGGATGGAAATAAAGGAAGATTGTTTATCCATCCTACAAATCGAAATCGTACAAACCAATTAAACAAATTGAATACTATGACAAGTATACAGCAATCAGAATTTACATTGCTTGAACTCATGACTCGTGGACGAGTTCGTAGCATTGCTGAAAAGGTCGATGGTGACAGTAACATGCGTACCACTGAGGTGACTATTCACGGCATTGCTGAAAGCGCACTATCGCAAAACGTCAATGTTCTTGGTAGTGGTTCGCCTGATTCTCACGTCGTCAAAGAGATTGAACCCAATGCACCTGTTGTCACTGTCACACTTGGCGGTCCCGGTCAAGGGGCGGTCAATACCAAGCCCACCTTTGACCCTTCACCGTTAATGCGTCTACCCGGCTCAACACGTCGTATGTGTGCTGTACAAAGTCTTGAGGTATTTGCAACAAACAGTGGAACAAGTGGTGTTACCGATACCCTTACTATTCGACCGCTTAACAATCAATCGCCTGATTTACTTTCATGGGGAACGTATTGTTTTCCAAAAATTGGTCGTATTTATCTTGCGGGAGGCGCAAGCGCACAGTATTATGGAAAAACTGGTTCAGGTTTTGCATTTGAAAATTCGGCTACTGCGATAAGTGAGCGTCGATTTTTGTTAGCAGATGGAACGGCTGTGGAAAGTTTCTATGTATGGTGCAAAGCAAACGGAGTACTACGTGGTACAGCATCAGCAGGTGCTACTATAACTGAAAGTATTGCTGAATACATTTACAATGACGATGATTTTAACGATGATTCACTCACTCAAGACGGAAGCACAGTCAATGACCGATTGTTTCAATCAATGGACGGGATAACACATGACTACCAGTTGGGTTCACAGTATTCAAGCACTCGTGCAATGGTCGAAATACCGTTTTTTCCTCAACAATTTTTTGACAATGAAAACGAAAACGTGTTTCCCGGTCCTGATAACAGTATGAAAATTCATATTGATGCTACATACACAGCCCATACTTGGAACCCTACACCTGTTGGACGACGTGCTGATGACATTCAGATAGCCGACCGTACTGCGTCATCGGCTTATTCGTACAACATTAACAAACAAGACTACATTTCCTCTACTACAATTACAAAAGTAGTGTATGATTCGGGAAACAAATACTACAAAATTTACGTTTCCCATCCTTCTTTGTTTCCACCAGTTGATACTTCTGTCTTAGAGTACTCAAACATGAAAAAATTACCTCGATTTAGGAGAGCATTTTTGGGTAACGGTCTATGGTGTATGTATCGTAACGACCCAAGTAGTGATGGTTTTTTGCGTGTAGATGAAAATGATACTGGTACGAGTGGTGTAATATCGGGTTCGTATGCGAAAGGCTTCTTTGAAGCGGCAGTACCACAGACTGCTCTTTTTATCGCACAAGGCTACCGTAGTGAAAATTTAGTGCCTATTGCATCCGATGAAGAAACGTCTTCTTCTGATTATGAAGCCCGTTCACCATACTACTACGACAATGCAAACGTCAAAACACAAGGTGGTAATCTCGATTATGGTCTTCGGCAATACGTAAGTGCAATAGAAATTAAAGCAGGTCCACTTGTTAATCCACACGCACCACGAGTACAATCAGGTGTAGCCAAAACAATAATCAAATCATTCAGTAAAATTGGAGGACTATACTCGTTTACGCTTGAAGATACAAGCAATTTTCCTGAATTAACTGAAATTACAAGAAGTAACACCAATACATGGGGTTTAAGCGAAGGTGATTTACTTTACACGGCTGAAATAATTTTAGCGGATGGAACGACTCATGAAATGGTGTATTATGGACGTATATCATCATTCGTTGGTGCTGTAACTGACCAACCAAACGTGGTTTATTGTCAATCAGCAAATACGTCACTTACAGGTCTTGAAGGTGCTACTTTAAAATTAAAACGTGCTGGTAGGGCATTACATTCAGCCGCAAGTGTTTCATCTTCAATAATAAATGAACGCACAGCATTAACGTTCCTTCCCGATACTTCTGAACAGTGGACAATCGCAGTAGCAGCATCCAGTGGTACTACTACATCCATTCAAATTACAACTTCCGCATCTGACCGACTTGCTTCATCAAATACAATAGGACTGAATATACGCAAAGATGATGAGTTATACATTGACGATGTATCAGGAAGTGACGTTGATTATCTTGGTAAAGTATCTTCAATTGTTTCTAATGTAGTCGGTGGTACAACAAACACAGTCATCACGCTCACAGCAAACAATGCTTGTGATGTAGCGGTTGGTGACAAAATTCGAGTATCTATTGATAGTGTAGTAGCCGAAGACCATGATGCAATATTGAATGCTTCGTGGTTAAATCCGTATGCCGCAGGTGGTATGCGAAACGGTGATACCGTATGGATGAACATGACCATGAACAATCCACACGCAGTAGAGGGAATGTTTTGTAAGAGTCGTGGCGTACTTAACGAGCATCTTGTTTGGAAAGGTTTCAACGGTGGGCGTGGTACACTTGCCAGCCGTCCTCGTGATTCAATCCCTCTTGAGAATTTTTTAATTGGTGATACGTGTTTAGAAACAGCGCAAAACTTGGCTCAACACATTAACAAAACAATTGAAATAAATTATGACTCAATGCTTGGTAGTTCATATACGGATATTCCAAGAGTGGCGTACGTAGACCCATATCTTGCTACAGAAGGACATGCTCGTGTATTGCTCTACGATGTAGCCCATGACCGTGAATTTATTGCCTTCCATGACCTTCACATGCAGGTTCAATCAAGTGCGGCTACGCCAAACATTGGGTTTGGTCGTGACATTGTACACGCTGGTGGTGTCGTAAAACTTGACCGCTTCTTGGTATCTCACAATGGCGGCGCACCGCATTACTTCACAACACAAA